CTTGTTCGGCAATAGACCAGAAGTTTGTATTGATTCCGACATAGATAATAACGATGAAACCAACAAGAAACAGGCTAATGAAGCTTGAAACAATACCTTTCCATACGCCCCACCAAAAAGATTCTGGCTTATTAATACTGCTTTCGTACTGTGACAAAAGAGCTTCTGCATTGGTGTTGACCATGTCGGCAGCGTGCTGGTTGGCTTGTGCGCTCGCCCCAAGTTTATACAAAAGAGCTTCAGCGATGTACGCCTTAATGTCTTTTCTTGGTGTGTTGGTCGGCATGATGATTATTTTTTCATCATTGCGTAAAGCGTAGGGGATGTTTTCTTAATGATTGCGTCGATCTTAGACTGAATGTCTTCATCGTCCTGCATTCTAGAATGTTCAACGGACTCGTCGCTATACTTCGATGGGCTTCTATTGGAGTAGCCACTTTCAACCACGTCAGACAATCTTAAAACAACCATTTGCACAACCTTATAGCCAGGCGCAAGCGTGATGCTCATGTTTGAGTTGTTTGTGATTGTTATTGGCATTACACCAGTGTAGCCTGGGTTAATGAACGAAGTACCGATATTTACCCCAAGCCTTGTAATACTGCTTCTAGGAAAGACAATGCCAATCATGTCATTCGGAATAGATATTTTTTCATTCAGTCCGACAAAGGCTGTTTTGCCAACCTCGAGCGTCAGGGTTTCAAAGCTAGAATGTTCGACAACCTCACCAATATCTTGACCAAGAATGTAGTCGGTTAGCTTGTACTGAAAGGTTTGATTTCCAAGAGTTAGATCAATCGATGCTGGTTGTAGATTTTCAGCAACAAAAGGTGAAACAATATCAACGCCTTGAGAAATCAATTCCCTAATAGCTTTCTCACTAAGAACACAGTTCATATTGTCACCACTTGATTGTTGAAAAAATAAGCGTAATTATCACACAAACTTCACCATCATTTCTACCACAACGCCACAAACGTGAGCATCTGGCAACAGCTTCATCACCCCATAGGCTGGGTTATCGGCTTTTAGGTAGTAACTATCACCGTCTTTCTGCAATCGCTTTACAGTAACCTCTGTGTCACCATTTTGGCGCACCACGACGATGCGCCCGTGCATCCATTCAACCGTTGGATCAACAACGATATAAGCCCCTTCTATAAGGGTGGGAGCCATACTATCGCCACGCACTTTAAGCACAAAAGAGTTTTTCGACCACTTAGCATCGATTTCGATCATTTCTGAGCCGCTACCCATTGGGTAAGCATCAACTAATGTTGCCCACTGCCCAGCCTGAACATAGCTAATAACAGGTGCTAGTCTTCTTCCGAGCGAGCTATACATTGAACCAAGTTCTTTTTTATAGCTTTCTGCCAAAACAAATTCTGCTCTTCCGTGCCTTCCTGTTAGTAGAAAATCTGACGTTGTTCCTAGCTTGTCTGCTATTTCTACTGCTTTTTTGGGTGGTATACCCCTGTTTTGCCAATTGGTTATAACTTGTGGGCTTTCATTTAGTAGCCTAGCAATCGCGCTATTTCCTTCACAGTTTTTCTCTTTTGCCAACATTAAAAGCCTTAAAAATGACTCATTCATATAAAACTCCTGCTTACATAGTAATCGTAACAACAAGCTGTTTATTTTTGTTAAACGCTTTGTGTTGACTTATTTACACAATATGTTTAATATTGTGCGCATGAAAAATTTAATTGAATCGTTAATAAAAAAGTTTGGAACAGCGAAGGAGACGGCTAAAGAATTAGGCGTTTCACCACAGGTTGTTACCAACTGGCGCAATCGTGGCATGTCAAGTAAAGCCATCGTTAAGCTATTGCATCAGCGTCCAGAACTTTTCCAACAACCACAACCTCAAGGGAAGGATGTTGCACATGGATAAATTAGGAGCTGCCCACCCGACACGCTACAGCGACAAGCAATGGATGGCTTTAGAGCACGAAGCATTAAAGCGCGGTTGCAAGGTTTGTGATGTGTTACGTGCTTTTGCAGATTCATTAGATGAACAACAAGAACGTGAGTTCAGATTACTGGCTCTACGCTTTTCTAGCAAAGAGAACATTGTGAACAATGTTCACGATAAAGGAGATATGTAATGAACGACCAAGAACTACGCCTAGAGTGCCTGCGCCTTGCAATGCGAGACGCAGACAAGTTTACAGAGGTAGATTTTATCGTTTCAAAAGCGCAGAAATTCCACAACTTTGTGCAGAACTGCCACGAACAAGAGAAAGCGATGCCGCATAAAGACCAGCAAGAAACACAGGGTCATGAGCACGCTCATCATTCTTTGAAAGAATCGCGTTTTTTAGTTGTTCCATTAACTCAAGAGCTACACGCTCTTTTGAGTCGGGAACAAGAGTAGTTTTATCAGACATGAGACCACCTATAAGGTTAGTTAGTAAAAGTTTGCACCTTCATTCTAACACGGTGGTTTCATTTTTATTTTGGTGGATGGCATGACGCACTGCGACATCGTTTTAAGCAAGCTAAAGGCTGGCAGCAGCTTAACAGCAAAAGAAGCTATCCAATTCGGCTGTTATCGACTAGCAGCGCGAGTGAAGGATTTAAGAGAGCGTGGTGTGCATATAACCACAATCAAAGAAAAGAACGCAAACGGGTCATACCATGCGCGTTATGTACTGGCTAATTCTGCAAGCCATTAAATTGCAGATAAAACAAAGCCCAAGCGCTCGGCAAAACAAACTTGGGCTTACTCAATACAAGTGAGGTAATTATACCAATGATTAACGTAACCAAACAAGGGCAATACCTAGTTTTTGCCAAAGATGGACAAGAAATATATGACATTCTCGCTAATGTCTTGCCATGTCAGCTAGACAATATGCGCACTAAGCGTTGGTGGTCAATTGGGCTAGAAGAAGCCGCTTTAGAATTGGTGGGGGTGTGATATGAGTGAAAAAGAAAACAATGTTATTGCTCGCGTTTTTATTGAAAACAGAGGTGAGACAGTTGATTGCTTGTCTATGTGTTGTGAGACAGATTTAGGTATCAATATTAGCTTTATTAAAAAAGATGGGCTATTGATAACGTCATCAGACTTTAGTATCGAAGAAGCAATTAAGTTTCACGAAGACTTAACTGCGTCAATATCAAACTTTTTTGAATATATAAGCCAACAGAAGCAAAAGTATGAAGGGGTAGATCATGCGTGATTATGCACCAATCTCTCCGAAGTTCTGGACAGGTAAAACAGGAAAGCAATTACGTGGTAATGCGGAAGGTCAGTTAGTTGCTTTATACCTAATGACAAGCCCTCACGCAAACATGATCGGGGTGTTTCATTGCCCGCTTATGTATATCGCTTATGAGACTGGTTTAACCTTAGAAGGGGCTTCGAAGGGGCTTCAAAGCCTAGTTGATAATGGTTTTTGTTACTATGACCACGAAAATGATATGGTTTTTGTGGTAAATATGGCTCGTCATCAAGTAGGAGATGACTTAAACCCTAAAGATAACCGACATAAGGCAGTATTAAAAGAACTTGCAAAAGTGTCTTCAAGCCAGTTGCTATCAGCGTTCATCGATGTTTATAACGATTGCTTTAACCTTGGTTTTGATGTCAAAAAACAAGCCCCTTTGAAGCCCCTTGCAAGCCCCTTTGAAGCCCCTTCGAAGCCAGTATCAGTATCAGTACCAGTATCAGTATCAGTAACAGTACCAGTATCAGAAGAAAGAGAGGAGATAGCGGTTCTTACCGAAAGCGAAAACGACGCTGTGCCAAAACCCGCTTTTTCGCAAACTGAAAATTTCAATCCTGCAAACCTGCCAACGAAAAACAGAACGCAACAAGCCGAACCGCCAACGGCAATCGTCAGCATGCAAGCCAGAAACCTAACCGCCAAACTGCACCAAGACACAGCAAGCCGCATTGCAGGCTTCGATGCAAAACCAACACGCTGGGCAGATGAGACCGCCATTGCCCAACTGCTGGGCAACAAGGCAACGCCAGCCGACATCGAGGCGGTATGGGCTTACGCCACAGGGCACAAGTACTGGGCAGGGCAGGTAGCAACTCCGAAAGACCTAGCCCGCCACTGGGTGAAGCTTTCGCAAGAAGCCAAGGCGACGGTGAAGCACACCACGGCAACCACAGCCACGAAAAACGGCTACCCAGTGCTAGACCGTGAAGGCTGGACAGCACAAGCTGGGGAGGGCTGGTACACGCCAAGCGGAACTCGTGAAGGTTGGCATGATGGGGTTTTTTACGAAAACGACTGTGAGATGTTGGGAGCGCAAGCAGCATGAACCTAACCATCACCAGACAACACGCAAGCGACATGGAAGCAAGCCTGATTGCCTGCTTCATCGACGGACTCGACGTGCCAGAAGTGCAAGATGCTTTTGCAGAAATCGATGATCGAGACTGGTATCAGCAGGCAAACCTTGAGATTTTCAAAGCGATTCAAACCCTAACCGAAGCCAAGGAAACAGTGGACATCGTTAGCGTCATGAGCGCATTGCCAGAACGCAAAGGCTACATCATCGACCTGATGGGAAATACAACGCTATCGTTCAAAAATGCACTTGCTTACCTGAAAGTTATCCGCGAGAAAGCCACTGAACGCCATGCGCAAATCGTGCTACACAACGCGCTTGAAACGCTAGAAATGGACGGAATATCTCACGCTGACAAACTCGACAGGATGAACGCAGTCTTGAAAGACGTGGATAAGTTAGCCCTAGACCGTTCCAACGAAGTGGTGAGCCTAAAAACCGCCTTAAAAGACGTTGTACAGGAGCTTGCAGACAAAGCAGAAGGGAAAGACACAGACATCAAGCCATTGCAGACAGGCTATTTCGACCTTGACCGACTCACAGGTGGATTTGGTAAAGGCGAGTTAATTACCCTTGGTGCGCGTACCAGTGTCGGCAAATCGGCATTAGGTCAGAACATAGCCGAAAACATCGCCCGTCAAAGCGGAAGGCGCGTGCTGTACATCACAATGGAGATGACAACCAAAGATTTAGCCTTGCGTGCAATGTGTTCTCAGGGGAGGGTAGATAATGCGATTCTCCGCGCTGATACTTCGCCAAAACAAGACGACTGGGGGCGAATCACAAAAGGCGTATCGCTTGCTGCTAGTATGGACTTTGATATGGTCAAAATGGCACGCCCAACGGTAGAAGAAATCAAAGCCATCTGCCGTTCGCTCAATCGCAAAAAGCCTTACGACATCATCGTAATCGACCATTTGCACTTGTTAGCGCATAAGAAAACCGCCAATGAAGTGCAAGGCATTGGTGACAGCACAGCGGAACTCAAAGGGCTTGCTTTAGAACTAGAAGTTCCAATTTTACTCATGGCACAGCTTAACCGTGGCAACGCTAAAGAAAACCGTGCGCCATCGATTACCGACCTTCGTGGTTCTGGTGCAATCGAGCAAGACAGTGACAGGGTATTGTTAATTCATCGCACACCAGAATTGGATAAGCAAGGCATTGCAAAGCTGTTTATGCCGAAGAATAGAGGCGGTCGCGCTGGTGTAGCGGTCAACCTTAAAAACAGCCTTCAATTCTACCGATTCGACAATGCCGAAGGGCAGTATAGCGGTTATGAGGAAATGGTAAGTGATTAACCAAACCGACCCCGCTACCGACGCAATACACCTGCGTGACAGGGTAGAGCGCATGTATCAGGATTGGAAGTTAAGCAAAGTAACGGGTGAGTTTGTAAAGATGGTTTATAAAAACTGCCCTGAATCACAAGCGATATTCAAGGAATTGAGAGAGAAAGATGATTTATTACATGCCTTACCCAATCAGCGCAAATAGATACTGGCGCAACTTTAGAGGGCGTACAGTGCGTTCAAAAGAAGCTACCGCATATAAGGGTCAAGTTTTTGCAGAAAACGCTCCTAAAGCAGCCACAGGAAGCGTAGCGGTCATTGTTACACTGCAACCTAAGCTAACAGTTAAAGGCGAAGCGAGTAAAACGGTAATGGATTTGGATAATGCGCTAAAAGTAACTCTTGATGCTTTGCAGGGAATCGCCTACGAAAACGACAAACAGATTCGCAAAATTAGTGCTGAGTACGGTGTTCCTAGAGTTGGTGGTGGGTTGATTGTTCAAGTGGTGGAATTGTTTTGATGGATACCTTTTGGCTTAAAGCAGACAACTTGACTGATGTTATGCCGACACTAGGCAAGGCTATTCGTTCTCGTGTCGCTGCTGGTGAAGCAATCCAAGTAGCGATTAGCGAAGCAAAGAAGTCTAAGACACGCCAACAAGAAAAGTATGCCCATGCTTGTATTGGAATAATCGCAAAGGAATTGGGCGACTCACCAATAGCGTTAAAAGTTCGCATAAAGGTCGCCATTGGATTGATTGACGAGTTCTATGCACAAGGCAAGGTAATAACACAAACACGCAGCACGGCAACGTTAAACCGTGATGAGTATGGGCAGTTTATCGATGCGATCCAGCAAACAGCAAGTCACTTAAATATCATTTTGCCACAGCCTAAAGACTTGGGATTTTATTGGTAATGGACTTTTTGAAAACCTACCGAAGCCCTAAATGGCTGCAAGCCGTGCGAGATATTGGGCGTTGTGTGCTATGTGGCAGCACCGAAGGCATACAAGCCGCCCACCGCAACCAAGGCAAAGGCATTGGCATTAAGACAGACGATTGCGCCACGGCTTGCTTGTGTCACAAATGCCACTTTGAAATTGATAACGGCATGGATTTAAGCAAACAAGAAAGACGCGAACTAATGGATAGAGCAATTATTAAAACACTTATCGAGTTAGCCAAAAAAGGAAAAGTAACAGTATGAGCCTAAACGATTCAATCAAAATTGTTAACCTGCTCAAAGCGCAAATAAAGGCTTGCGAGCAACTTTCAACTGATTCACTAGCATTTAGCCTAGATGATTACGAAAAAGCCTTAGAGGTGGTTTTAACGGCTGCTAAGGCGCATCGTGACACCATTACTTCAAGTTGGGGTAGCTAATGGCTAGGTTATCGCCTGAACATAGAGATAGTATCTTGCAATTGTGGAGGGCTGGTGAAAGTCAGAATGCTTTAGCTAAAAGATTCAAGTGTTCACCAGCAACAGTTAATGGGATTTGTAAAGGTGTTGTACAGGACAATGCAGCAATAGTGAATGGTCAGGTGCTTATAAATCAACAGATTATGCTAAAACCGAATAATGAAGTGAATGCCATTCACTTATTGGTCGATGAACAGACTCGATTGATAAAGTTCTTCTCAGATTCAGCGGTTAGGAATCAGCATATTGCAAATGAAGCGCTTGAGAGTGCGACTGAGCGTTCAATGGCGATGATTGAAAGTCACGCAAGAACGACAAGGACAAATAAGGAAACGGTTGTGGGAAAGTCGCCTGATACAGCAATCCAAATCAACAACCAGACAGGTCAAAACCTTTTCGCACAAGCCATTGAGGAGTAAATATGAAGCCAGATGCAGAGTTGGTGTTTTGGAATATCTTTAACATTTGCCATAACACAGAAGGGCTTGAGGAAGAAAAAGCACATCGTATCGCTCTAGGGTTCTTAAAAGCGTATGGTGGCTCGTTTGTTTACGTGCCGAAGTGTGACGAGTTTGACCGTTCTACGCGCAATAAAACGATTAAAAAATTAATTGATATGGGCGCTCCCCCTTATTTAATTGCTCCACATTTTGGCATAACGGCTCAGTGCGTTATCGATATTGGTTGCGGAAAATATGAAAAACCTTTGCATAGCGAACTACAGGAAGGTTTATTGTGATTGATGACGCTAAGAAAGCGGCTGCTTTATGGCGTAATGACTTTCATGCTTTTGCAAAACTGCTAAAGATTCGGTCGAAGTCAGGTGGTGTTGTGCCGTTAGAACTGAATAAAGCGCAAGAGTTTTTGCACCAAAAGATAACCGAACAGAAGCAAGCAACTGGAAAAGTGCGTGTGATAATTTTGAAGGGTAGGCAGCAGGGGATGTCAACATATACAGCCGCAAGGTTTTATTGGTTGACGATTTTTAACAAAGGAATAAAAACCTACATCATGACGCACGAACAGGCAGCGAGTGATAACCTGTTTGATATGGTGAAGCGCTACCAGCAAAATATGCCTCCAGAATTTACTCCGCTAACCAAGTTCGATAACGCTAAAGAATTGGTGTTCACGCTAACTGATTCTGGCTATAAGGTGGCAACGGCTGGCAATCGTGCTGCTGGTCGTTCTGCTACTGCTCAATTGCTTCATGCGTCTGAGTTCGCCTATTGGGCGAATGCTGAGGAAAATATCGAGGGTATCATGCAAGCGGTATCTGACGCTGCTGGAACTGAAATCATTATCGAGAGTACCGCGAATGGATCGGGTGATACTTATCATAAGATGTGGGAGGCTGCTGTACGTGGTGAAAACGACTTTATCCCAGTTTTTATCCCGTGGTTCTGGCAGCCAGAATATACCAGCAATGACGATGTTAAGCTGACAGAAGAAGACCATATATACGGTAAAGCATTCGGTGTATCTATCCCACATCTAAAGTGGCGAAGGAAAAAGATTGCCAATATGGGGAATAATGAAAACTCATTTAAGCATGAATATCCTGCGTCACCAGAGGAAGCGTTCGAGTCGTCAAATGAAGACCAGTTAATCGGGATTAAATCTGTTCGATACGCCATGCAGTCAACAGACGTTAAACCTAATGGTCGTGTTATCTTGGGTGTTGATCCTGCGCGATTTGGTACTGACTACACGGCTTTTTGCATCAGGAAAGGACGTGTGGTGCTTGATGTTATAAAAGTGTTTCAGCAAGATACAATGAGCGTTGCAGGGCGCACCATTCAGCTAATGAAGCAACATAAAGCAGATGCGGTTTTTATTGACGCTGTTGGTATTGGTGCTGGTGTCTATGACAGAATTATCGAGTTAGGTCATCGCAATGTTCATGCTGTTATTTCAGGCGCAAAGGCAGATGATTCGGATAAGTTTTTCAACAAACGCGCTGAAATGTGGGGCAGAATGCGTGACTGGATTAACGCGCCATTGGGTGCTAAGTTGCCAAATGATGACAGGCTTGCTCAAGAATTGACTAGTTTGAGATACAGTTATGATAGTAGCGGGCGTATTAAGCTAGAACGAAAGGATGACTTAAAGGCTCGCGGTGCGCACTCTCCAGACTTAGCAGATGCGCTGAGCTTCACGTTTGCCGAGGATTATGCGCCTGTTGAGGTATACGACAAGGCAAGTGGTTGGTTAGGTGGTCATACTGGTGATGCGGTAGCAGGTTATTAAATCACTTTAGAATCATACAAACCCTTTGAATTGGTATCGTTGAGTTATCACATTCAAGGGGTTTATCATGCCTTACGCGCCTATCAATACACAATCAAATCAGCAACCACAACCAAGTCAAACACCAGCAACTTATGATGACGTGCTCAAGCAAGTGTCAGATTTTTATGGTGTCGAACCAGAGGCGGTTCGTCAAGCCGCGATTGATATGGGCGACATAGGTACAGCCGATGAGTTGCTAACAGCAGCATATAACGTCAAGACAAAGAAAACAAAAATAACATCAAGGGCTGATGCTTTGGCTGATGCTGCTGCTACATATAAAGTTAATCCTAAAGACGTTGAGCGTCTAGCAATAGATATTGGCGATGGTAGTTTTAGTGATTATTATCAAGCCGCATTTGAGTTAAAACACGGTTCACACAAGTATGATTCTGGTGAAGGTGAGAGCGTGTTACAAGACGTTGGTGCTGGATTTGTTGCAGGAGTGCCAAGATTAGCTAGTGCAATAGTAGGAGCGCCCGCATTAGTTAGTGATGTTGTGTCGCTTGGTGCAAATAAGGCTGCAAATTTACTAGGGGTATCACCTCCATCATCAACTACAAAAGACAATTTTATTATTGCTGGTTCTCGCGCATTAAGCGATAAGCTAAGTAGTGCGGCTGATGAAACTGGTCGTTATTTGCATACTGACGCATACAATGCGAAGCAAGACGCTGAAAATGCTAGAACGGACAGCGGAACAATTGGTGGGTTGTTTTCAGCGTTAGGTAGTTTAGACGCTGACGCTATTTCGCGCGAAGCCGCTGGAAACTGGAAAGATATTAAGGATGCTGCTGCATTCTATGGTAACAATCCTTTGCATGGTTTTTCTGTTGGCGCAGAGTCAGCGGCAACAATGGCATTACCAATCGGAGTTGCAGGAATAGCCGCCAAGAATGGTTTGAATGCTACTCGTGCTGCAATTGTTGCTAACAGCGAAGTTGCTGGCACAAGTTCTGCAAGTGATACGCGCGACAAAATCATGGAAATGAGTTTTGATGATTTGTCGCTAACGTCACCTGTATTTAATGATTTGCTATCTCGCGGATTTACGCCAGAACATGCAAAAGATATTCTGATTAAAGAAGCTGGTGGGCTTGCTGGTGCTGTATCTGGGGCGTTATCAGGCATTGCAAGCAAGGTAACAGGAGCAGGTAAGTTTGAAGCTAGTGCGGCTACTGGTGGCAATGGTAAAGGCATTATTAAAGGGTTTACGAATGGCATTGTGACAGAAACACCGCAAGAAGCAATCGAAAGTGGTGGTGGTCAATTCGCTACAAACTTAGGTGTTCAGCAATACGCGAATGAATCTCAAGATTTAGGTCAAGGCGTATTGAAAGCGACTACGCAAGGCGCGATTCTTGGAGGTGCGTTAGGTGGTGTTGTTGGTGCTGCTTCGCCTGTTATTGCTGCGGTAACAAGCAAAAAAGAGTTGGACAAAGCAAAGTTAGCTGCTGAAATCGACACAATCCGCAATCAGAAGATAGAGAAAACACAACAAGCGTTGGCTATTCCGACTGTTGGTGCTGCGTCTGCTGCGGTAGATGAAGGCTTGAAAGCACAAACGGCACAGGTTATCGCTGGCAATGACAAGGATATTCAGGACGCATTAGCTAAGTTTCAGACAGGACAAGTAGAAGAAGCAGCGCAGCAGCCAATGGCTATCGAGATGCAGGACGCTAACACTGGTGAGGTGTTAGGTCGTGTGCAAGATAAGCCGATTGATATTGACGCAATGATACAAGCGGCTACTGAGTCACAGCGTTTAGCGCAGATTGAAGCGGCTTATCGCCAGCGTGACGCAGCGGCTGAAAGCAAGAAGCAAGCTGACTTGATTGAGTTAGAGATTGCCAGCTTAGACAAGCAACGTGAAAGCCTGTTAAAGCTGCAAGGTGCTGTTCCAGTAACAAACACTGCTATGGCTGCACAATTACAAAAAGCACTCGATGATAACGAATTAAAGCGCCTTGTACAGCTAGAGAATCGCAATCGTGTAATGGAAACTAACCCACTGTTGGTAGAAGCTGGCGCACAAGATATGCAAGGAGTAGAAACTCCCGAGTTGCCGATGCCTATTACTGAGCAACTTCAACAACAAGAACAGGTAACACTTCCTGATAACTTTGCTGATGAGCGATTAGCTGATAACAACTATCGCTCGGTGCTTGCTTCGGTTGCTGCTGATTCAACTGCTGGTGGCAATATCTCTCTCGTTCCAAAACAAGGAACTGGTTACATTGGTGGTGACGGTAAGATTCATAATCAGGAATTAACACGCACCAAGTCAACAAATCCTCCGATAACGCAAGCGCTTGTATCGCAAGGGTATAAGGTGGAAGAGATTAAGGCGGCTTTAGATAATGCACTATCTGGCAAACCATTGGGCAAACGTTATGCAGGTCTTGTGACAAAAGCGCTTGATATGGCTAAAGATGATGCTGCTGATATTACGCAACAGAACTCAGACTATCAGGATCGTTTAGATGCTGATATTGCTCCGCAAGCGTTAGGTTATGGTGACGCTGTTAATGCGCCATTTGCACCAGATAATGCGATTCCTGCAACGTTGGCAGATCAAGCGAAAGAGCGTGGTGCTGAGGGTGGTGTTAAATACTCATTCGCTGGTCAAAAAGCTAAAACAGCCAACCTAGAAAATCTTGCTACTGCTGAACAGATGCTTGCTGATGGTGTCGATGCTGATACCGTGTGGAAGCAAACAGGGTGGGAGAAAGGGGTTGATGGCAAGTGGCGGTTTGAGATTGATGATAGCAAAGTAAAGGCGAAAGGATATGCGAAAGGCACGCCATTTGAAACGGTTTGGGAGGGCAAATACAAACAGAAAGGCGACACTGTTACCGTGTCTGATTTTATCGACCATGACGAATTGTTTGCGGCTTATCCTGCGCTTTCTGACGTTAGTGTAACTCCGCAATATGCTGGCGATACCAAAGGTGGTTACGATCCTAGTACAAATTCAATTTCAATCAACAAGAATCTTACTGCTGATGAGGTTGTGAGTGTGCTAATGCACGAGATACAGCACGCAATTCAGAAAGAAGAAAACTTTGCGCGTGGTGGTAGTCAGTCAATGTTTAATGACTATGCTGGTGAAGCAAGAAGGGAAAAACTTTATGTAAGTTCAGCGTTGAAAGTTAAGTCAATGGTTAGTGATGGAAAAAACCAAGCTAGGTCTATAACATCTATTGCTAAACAAGATAACATCGACAAGGACATGCTAGCACGTTATGTCAAATCATTTACTGAAAAAGAATTAGCTAAAAAACTAGAATCTGCACTAAATGATATTAATGAACATAGCGCCTTTGGTAAATACCAACGCCTGACTGGTGAAGCAGAAGCCCGAAACACGCAAGCACGCTTAACGCTTGGCGCAGAAGCAAGACGCAACACGCCGCCACGAATGACTGAGGATGTAGCACGAGATAAGCAGATTGTTCGCTTTGATGGTGGACGGGCTGAGATGGCGGTTGATAGTGGTGAGTTTTCTTTCTTAGATAAAACTGACGCAAAAACATACAGAAAAGCAATCGAAAAAATTGCACAAGAGCGATATGCTGGCAAGCCACCTGTAAGCGTCAAAACAAAAGATGGTGAAGAAGTTGTTATTAACTGGCAAGGTGTTAAGCACAACTTAAACAATGGTCAGCGTACTTGGGAAAATGCGCTCGTAAGCCTTCATCTTGAGGAGTTATTGAGTAATGCGTCACTGGTTGATGTTGAGCCAAACAGGTACGGAAAGACTGAACCAAAAGAAGCTAGAAAGTATGAATCATTTATTGATATTGATGGTTCGCGCTACACGGCAAAAGTGACTGCAAGGACACACAACGATGGCAAGAGATACTATGAGCATCTATTAGTGAATGAGGGTCAAGCGGCTTTAACTGAGAGTGTTTATGCACCTACTCAACCTAAACAAGACCCTTATGCAAATATTACCACACCAAAATCCGAAGTCAACACTTTAAAGCAAGAATTGGCTAAGAGTAAAGACGCTCAACGCCTAATGAACAGCGGTAAGGTTGAAGTGGTGCAGTCTGAGCGCGATCTACCTGCTGACATTGAGGGAATGATTACCAAGTCTGACGCTAATGGTCAAGTCCAAGGCTTATTCGACCCTGCAGCAAACAAGACTTATCTAATCGCTGACAATCTAAGCACAGCCGATGCTATGGGCGTATTAACGCACGAGGTTGGTATCCATGCTTGGTTTAATTCTGCTAACAGCGACAAGAAAGCTGTATTAGAAAAACGTGCGGTAACATTGCTTAAATCTCGTGGCATGGCAGCTAGTGGCTTGCGAGAGTTCCTAGACTCAGTGCAACAGCGTTTGATTGATGCAGGACACGTAGATGATAACGGCAACATCGTTGATGGTGAAGAAGCTGTGGCTTACATTGTAGAGCAAGCTATTAACCAGTTTGCTGATAGCCGTTACCTGTTAGGTGACAGTAAGTTGATTGACGCAATCGGTAAAAAGTCTAAAGCACTAGCCAACTTCATTGCCGACTTTATTGCTGCGGTTCGCTCAAGTATGCACCGTATTGGCTGGTTAGGCACAAGCAAGCTGACGGCTGGTGACTTGGTTGCTATTGCTAAGGGTAATGTGCGTGAGATAGTACGAAAAGACGTTGGTGTAAATGATAGCGTGTTGGCAGGTGATATGGCGAATGATGGTGCTGCAAAATACAGCCAATCAGCCAACACAACACCAGTCGATGCCATTCCTGCGTTTGGCTTAAAAGAGAAGTGGATTGCTAATGAACAGGACAGAATGATTCGAGTTAAGCAAATTCAAAAAGTGCTTAATGAGAAGGTAAGTGGTGTTGTTCCTGACTTGCTTGGTGCTGTTAATCGCTACTTTGCTATTGCTCCTTCACGCGTTCTTGATATGAGCCGTGAGGTAAATAAAGCGATTGCCGCCATGTCTAAAGATGATATTACGCCTGATGTCATGGGTACTTATATGTACGCTAAACACGCGCCTGAGCGGAATGAGCACCTCTACTTTAACAAAGATGCAGTTATTCGATTGCTAATGAGTAATGGTCTTGAGCGCGGTGAGGCAGTTAATCTAATAAGTAAGCATGGTATTGATTACTGGCGATCTGATTTTGAAGATGCTGTAAAGAGTGGTCAGTTTAAACCAATTGTTGATGGCTCTGGTATGAGCGACAAAGAAGCTATCGACATTGCTGCTGACTTGCTTAAAACCTACCCATCAATCGAGAAGCATTCACGCGCATGGCGAAAGATTATTGATGACAATCTCGCCCTTATGGAAGAAAACGGCACAGTAAGTAAGGCAGCAGCTGCACAGTGGCGGAGTGAATATCCAAACTATGTGCCATTGCAGAATCAGATTCAAGACGATGAAGCCTTTGAAGCTGAAACTGGAATCAAGCCTATGTCTGGCTTCATGGGTACAGGAAGACGCTTTAACCTGACAGGTAAAGAGATCAAGAAAGCGAACGGTCGTATTACTAAGGCTGGTGATATTTTAGAAAATGCCGTGTTCAATATGCAGCGCCATATTATTCGTGCCGAGAAAAACAATGTTCATGCGATGCTTGTTAGTGCTGCTGCTAAGTATAAGAACGATAATTTATGGTCGTTGGCTGGCGATAAGTTCAAACGCGATGAAAACGGCAAGGTAATGCGTGACATTGACAACAACCCAATGATGCGCAATGACAAAGCAATCGAGGGTTTTATTAACGGCAAGAAGTATTACGTATTTATCAAAGACGGCAACTTATACGATGCGCTTGCTGGCTTAACGCAAGACCAGTTCACATTTGCAGACCACGCTGTACAGTTCATTAAGAAAACAATCACGGCTTGGAATCCAGCTTTTACCATTATTAACTCTGCGCGTGATACGCTAACAGCATTTATCAATGGTTCACAAGAATTGGGTTACAGCGGTGCAGCTAAAATGGCTTGGTACATTCCTAAAGCAATGGCTGCATCGTGGCGATATGAGCGTGACAAGGCTAATCCTAACCGTAGCGAATGGGATAAGTGGCATTTGCGCTATCGCTTAGCTGGTGGTAAGACAGGCTTTTTAGATGCGCGTTCACTAGACAAAGTACAGAATGACGTTAATAAGCAGTTCCGCCTTAATCAAAAGTTAAGTATTGATAACTTCGCTATCAAGTCACTTGATGCTGCTGCATCTATCTTGCGCTTATCAGAAGATATGGGCGGTGCTACTGAGAACATGTGGCGTTTGGTTGCGTTCCGTGTAGCGATTGAGCAAGGAAAGCCAGTTGGTGAAGCGGCACGTATTGCTAAAAACCTTACTGTAAACTTCGACACTAAAGGTAATAAAGTTCGTAGCCGAGAAAAGATATTCTTGTTCTATAACGCTGCAATGCAAGGCACAGTAAGAATGGGGCAAGCCTTAACATCTGCTAAGGTGTGGGGCATCGTAGGCTTATTGATTGCCGCTGGATTCTTAGCTGGTATGCAAGGCGATGAGGATGAAGAAGGCAATAACCTATTCGACTTAACGCCAGATTCAGAAAAGATGAAATCGATACCAATCATGATTAATGGTAAGCGTATTGATATTCCTATGGCTTATGGCTATGGGTTCTTTCCTTACTTTGGCATGAAGTTGGCACAATTAAGCCGTCATGCTAAAAGTAATGGGTTGAATGGCGTTGATGCTGAACAGGCATTATCAGATTTGATAGGTGCTGCTGGTTTGCACTTTATGCCATTTGGCGGTATGCAGTTTACCGATTCTGTTAAAGGTGATTCAGACCAGTTATCGCAATTGTTGTCGCCTGTATTGCTAGACCCTGTTATTCAGGTTGCTATGAACAAGTCAGGATTTGGCAAGTCTCTTTATCCTGAAAACCCATACGACAAGGAAGACACGCCTGATAGCGAAAAAGTGTTTGAGTTCCAGCGTAACAACTTATTCGATAAGACGGCTAAATTTATCAGCGCATCAACAGGCGGTGATGGCATTAAAGATGGTGCTATCGAAGTTACACCCGCAACGATTGAAACAATAACACGCCTAATGACTGGTGGTGCTGGACGCTTTGTTGAGGGTGTTATTACATCGTCAATGAAAGCGGTAAATGGTGATCCACTTGAAGCGCGGGATATTCCTGTTGCTAGTGCTGTCGTTAAGTCAGGCAATGATAAGCTGTACTACGATGCGTGGCGTGAAGTGGTTAAGGACGTTGAACACACTGAATCAATGATGAAGCGTTATGCTGACAAAGGCGATGTTCCTAGTGATGTAGAGAACGATTACCGTTTGCGCTTGGCTGGTGAAGTTGAAGCATCAACTAAGCTAGACAAAGCTGATCGAAATGAGATAGCAGAAATGACTAAGGAAATTAAGGACGAGCCATCTGCCGACAAAAAGAAAGCAATGCGCCTTGAAGTTGAGAAGCTGAAAGCCGAACAAAACAAAGAGAAAGCGCGTCTTATTCGTCAGTATCGTGAAGAAAAAGCGATTGATGAAGCATCGCCAAAAGACAAAGAAATGTTACGCATTGAAATTGTATATTTGCAAACAGAGCGCGACAAGAAAAAAAAGGAAGCAACGAACAAATAAATTACTTTAGAAGTCTGTAAATCAACAATATGCGACATTCCCTATATCACGATAGGGAGTGTTAGGCATGTTTGGGTCGCAACAAGAAACGCAACAACAAGATA